AAATTCTGGAATTCCAGAAATAATTAAACAAAAACTTCGTCAAGAAAATTATTTAGATAAATATGTAGATGAATATGTCGAAGCTGTTAATATTATAAATAATATATTAAAATTCGCTTCCGTAAAATTTGCTAAAGTAACTAAAGGTTTGTATAGGGGAGGTAAACCTTCACCTGAAGATTTGGTTTTATTTAAGCAAAATGGTATTAAAAAAATTGTTAGTCTTGATGAAGAATCTGGACAAGATATTGATAATATATGTAATGCACTTGGTTTTGAACATATTATTTGGGGTTTAGGAAATGGGGATGATCCAAAAGTAACAGCTCTAAAAAGCAAAATTATTCCAACATTATTATTAGGTGGACCTACATATATTCATTGTTTTTATGGAAAAGATCGTACAGGAATGGCAGTAGCAATGTTTAGAATTTATACTGGATGGAGTGTTAAAGATGCATTAATAGAAGCTTATAAATTTGGAATGGGTAAAGATTTGCCAAAAAAATCTAGTGATTCATATTTTAACGCTGTTAGAAAATTTGCAAAAGAGATAGATACTAATAATAGTGAGGATGTAGTTGGTTTGATGAGAGAACAAAATTCTTTCGGACCAACTGTTCCTGGTAACAATGATAGTCAGAATCCAAGCTTACAAAGAGGTTCTCGAAGCATTCCTATGGATAGAGATTGTGTTCATATGCCAATGTATGAAGGGCATACTTATATAAGTAGTTATGCTGCTAGTAGAATTTTTTGTAAATGTAAATTTAAAAATTTATTAAAACCTACAATAAAGTGGTGGGATGAGAAGAAAGATGCAATTAAAAATCCTATAGATCAAGATGGAGAATTATATTCAGCGTCTATATGTTATTCTGCAGAATTTCAAACTTTTCCAAATAAAGTTACAAATGATTTAATAAATAGTATTTTGTTAAAAAATAATCTTGATATAGGTAAATTAAGAAATGGACAATATATTATTATGAATCCAGATGCATTAACTGATATTAAAGAAGAAGATGATATTAATGAATCATTAGATGTTGGATTAAATAATAATTCAACAAATAGTAATTTTACAGAACATGGAATGGGAAGTGGTGGTAGAGGCCTCCCAATAGAAGATGTTGGAGAAATTGCAGGTGGAGCCTTAGCAGGAGCTGCTGGACCATGTATGGGGCCGTTTGGTGGACAAGGTCAACTTTAACCTAACGTTCCTTTGACAAGATTAGTTCACTATCAATAATGAAATATATATTCATTAAGGCATTAAATATGTTAGATAAAAAGGCTTATTCAGTACAAATGAACTATACAGTACCAGAATCTGAAAAACGGGTTGCTGAAAAGGCCGAAGAATATTTAGAAGATTTGTTAGTAAAATTACAAAATCTTACTGAATATCTTAATATTATTTATCTTCCATTTAAGAAATATCAAAATGTTGATATGGAAATGATAGCTGAATATAGAAAAACATTTAAGCAATATAAAGATCAAGTTATTATTAAATTTGAAAATATTAAGAAACTATCTTATCAAACTATTGGTTTAATGAATAATTTTAGCACTGACACATCAACATCTGAAATTTTAGATTCTTTTATTAATTCTATTAAAGATCTTGAAAAATATATTGATACTTTTATATCAATATTTTTGAATTTTAATAATACAGAATTTCCAAAATATATAATTTCTACTATTGATTCAATTACAAAAAAAATAAATCAAATAGATCAATTAATAAAAGATAGGGTTTTAGAACATATTGATACTAACATTTTAGCAAAGAGTTGGACAAAAGATTTAAAAGAATATACAGATAAATCACTTGAAGAAAGAGTGCCATTAGTTGTACAGCTATTTAAAGAAAGACAAGATGCTTTAGGACAAAGTAATAAATAATTGGAGAATTTATGTTGATAAAGACAGGTGATGCAGAAATCATTAATATTGTCGATCCTAATGATGTTGAAGATAAAGACAATCGTAAAAAAGTTCTTTCTAATTTATTAGAAAAAGATAAATCTAATAAAGATACAAAGGATAATTAATGTTAGAAAAGTTTGAAAAAGTTACAATCAATAAGTCTAAAGATTTAAATTCTAAGGATATTGGTATGACTCCAGAAACTTCAATATTAATGTCAGATGGTTCTGTAAAAAATATAGAAAATGTTGAAATTGGAGATTGTGTAATAACACATAAAGGAACAATAAAAAAGATTATTAAAAAAAATGTTATAGAACATAATGGTTTATTAAATATGTTTAAGATTGGTAATGGATTACCACTCACAACTACATATTTAAATCCTTTTTTAAAAATTAATCTAACATCTAAAAATTCAAATGTATCAAGAACTTTATTATCTGGAAAATATAATTATAAAATTTCTTTACCAGAAGAATTAAAAGAAAAAGATATTTTATGTTCTCCTGTTATTAATAATATAATTTATTCAGAAATAAATGAGAACAAAGCAAGATTACTTGGTTTATGGGCTGCTGAAGGAAGTGTTCATGGAAATGAAGTGATTTTTTCTTTTGGTAAAAACGAAGAACATACATTAGCTAAACTTGCTTTAGATCTAATAAAAAAAGAATGGGGAATTGTTTCTAAAATAAAAGTAGCCCATTCAAAAGCAGAAATAATCTTTAGTAATAAAAATGTTAGAATATTTTTTGAAAAGCATGTTGGGAAAGGAAGTTTTACCAAGAAACTTTCAAAAGAAATTGTTTTTGGTTCTAATGATATTAAAATATCATTTTTAACTGGTTGGCTGGAAGGTGATGGCGGAATAGATAAATATTCTGGTAAAATATGCGGAGTTACCGTTTCTCCACATTTAGCAAGTCAAACAGTAACTATGTTAAATAGTTTATGTATTAATAATACTCTTAAAAAGAAAAATCCTAAAACTTCTATATTAAAAAGTGGAAGAAAAATAATTGGAAGACATCCAGTTTTTGAAGTTGTAATACCATATAATGAGTGTAATGTTTTTATAAATAAATCTAATGAATTTAATAATTTTCAAGGTAAAGTTAAATTTGTTAAAATACTTAGATTTATTGATAATTATAGAATGTATAAGATTTTAGATAAAAAATCAATTTCTTATAATGGTTTGGTATATAGTTTAGAAGTGGAAGATGAAAACTCTTATGTAGCAAATAATATAATTATACATAATTTGGAGAATATATGTTAATAAAACTAGGAGAAGCTGTTACAATTAACCATGAAAACCTTCATCCGTTAGAAAAACTAGCTTCTGATGATAATCTTGATATAGAAAATCGAATGTATAAATTTGCACAGGATCTAAAAGTAATAGCTCCTCAAGCAAAAGACTTTTTATATTTTACCTGCATCATGATGCATGCCGCTGAAGCCGCTTGTCTTAATGATGACGGAACTCATAAGAAAACAACCTATGGTGAAGATATTGTAGGTAATTGGGAAAAAGTTGGAACCGAAAGTGTCAAATGGGTTTGTAATGATTCTTCGGTAAAACCAATGAAAAATTCGAATGGCGATATTTTTCCTAGGTCAGAATTAAAAAAAGCATATAAGAATTGGGTCGGAAAACCACTGTGTTTAGACCATAAATCTAATAGTGTAGATCATATCCGTGGAGTAATTGTTGATACTGTCTATGATGATAAACATGATAGAATTATTGCTCTATGTGCTTTAGATAAGAAAAATTATGGAGACCTTTCTGATAAAGTTAGGACTGGGGTTGCTGCATCAGTTAGCATGGGAGTTGCTGTCGGAAGAGCGGTATGTACAGATTGCTATGTTGTAGCTAGAAGTGAGCGTGATTTTTGTCAACACATGAAGGGCAAGAATGGATATGGAGAAGTCAATTTAGATTTGAATCCCATAGAATTATCTTTAGTTGTTGCTGGAGCAGATCCTAGAGCAAAGGTTAAACACATTATTGCGAGTGATATAGCTAAAGCAGCTGGTCTATTAACTGACTATTTACAGTTAAAAGAAGCATCAAAAGAAGTATCTACGCAAGATTTAGAATCAATAAAGAAAGACCTAGAAGATTTAAGTAGTAAAGTCAAAACTCTTATAACTTCTAGTGAGAGCGATGTGAGCGATGCGGTTGGTCCGAATCGCTCTGAGCAAACGGTGGAAAATGAAGTATCCACCAAGCTAAATGAGCCTGAGGATTTCCCAATTTATGCCTCAGAGCTTCAAAGGGCGATTTTGGGAGCACAGACAAAGTTAGCAAGCTTGCAGGAGAATTTGATAAGGATTAATAAGAATGAGGAACCAACCATGACTAGAACAAAGAATGCATATTACCAAGGTACAGAAGAACCAAAACCAGGACAACAGCAATATGCTGTTGATCCTCTAAATGACAAAGCTCGTGAAATGGATAAAACATTAGTAGGACAACCTCCTTTCCCAAATGTTGGAAATGTAGATGGTATGTATCCTGGAGATGAAGAAGTAAAGAAAAATCTTCTTCGTTTAGCTGATGAAATGGAGAGATCCATGTTCCGTGAAGCAGCTCTTAAAAAGGCTAAAGAACAGCTTATGGCTAAAGGATATTTCCAAGGAACAGAAGAACCAACTCCTGGGAAAACACAATATAAATCAGATCCTCTAAATGAAAAGGATCGTATGCTTGATAAACAAATGGTTGGAGCTCCTCCTTTCCCAAATGTTGGAAAAGTTGATGGATTATATAACGACGATCTAAAAGAAAAAGAAAAATTATCACGCGCTTCATTAAGAGCTAAATTTGAAAAAGCATCACAGCCAGATGGACGAATTGATAAAGCAAATTCTCGTTGGGTTGTTTACGCAAATGATAAGCCAATTTTATCAGCTACTGTAAATCAAATTACAAAGAAAAATGCTGATGCATTATATGATGCCGTTGCTACAAAGAAATTTGGCATGTCATTACTAACTAGAATTCAAACTGAAGGTTTTCAAGCTACAGCAAATGCTCTATTAAAAAATGCTCAGGAACAACCAGCAGATCCAGCTGCTGCAGCACCTCCTCCTGTTGTTGCTCCAACCGTTCCTGTCGCTCCAGTTGTAGATATGCCTCCAGTTGATGATCTTACACCTCCTGATGAAGTTGGTGCAGAAGTTGGAGAACCAACTGAAATTATTGATAATATTGCAGATTTAGCTCATGAAATTGAAGACAATATTGATCAATTAAAGAAATCTCAAGGTCCAGTAGAAGAAGATGCTGATAAATTAGAAGATGTTTCTTTAGCTGGTGATGAAGATTTTATGCCTGGTGTTGATGGAGAAGTTGTTCCTAAGACAGCTTCGCAATTACAATCAATGCGTAAGAAAGTTAATGTAATGCTACAAGATGGTATTACTGAAACTATTACTTCACTACAGAAACATGCAAAAGAATTAAATGTAGCCAAAGGTATTTATTCAAAAACTTATACTTCAATGAATAAGAAACAACGTGATTATCTAAATACTCTTACAATTTCTGCAGTTAAAGATGCAAAAGCTGTATTAGCTGATACTAATAAATTAAAAGCTGCAGTTGTTAAATATGCTTATGGAACTGCTGAACTTGAAAAAAGAGCATCAGTTAGAATGAAAACTGCAATATCACTTGAAGAAGCTTCTGTTGAAGAATTACAAGAAGCTTTAGAAGCTAAAGAATCACAAAATAATGTTGAAATGATTGAATTTGAAGATATGCCAGAAATGGATAATATGCTAGAAATAGATGATTCTTGTGATATGGCAGATGCTGCCGGAGATATGAGTGTTGAAACTTCAAGTGGTGAAAAAATACCTGTTAAAATTGAAGCTAGTAAAAAAGGAGATTTAATGTCTAAGTTGTCAACAAAAGAAGATCGTGCTTTAGCACGCGCTAATTTATCTCAAAAAGGATTAGGTTTTAATGAACTTTCTGCTCAGGCTCATCCAGGTGGTGGCACTGATATTGAATTAGATATTACAACTACAACTCCTGCAGAATTCCTAGTATATAAAGAACTAAAAGATAAAATGCTTGGACTTGCTAATTTACCTCCTAAAGTTCGTAAGCAAGCAGAAATGATTAATACCTTAGTTATAGAAGGCAAACTAGAACCTAGTAAAGTTGATGAATTAGTAGCTCATGGCGTAGATAGTGATGCAGTTAAATATTGGAAATCATTATGGTCAGAAGCTAAAGATCCACAAGCAAATGAGTTTGCATCTAAATTAACTCAAGAACATGCTAATGCTAAAAAAGCAGAAGATATTGAAAATTATAAAGGACAAGTAAAGAGAGCTTATAATATGGCTCATCAAATGGTTGCAAAAGGATTTATTAATGAATCACAAATTGCATCACAAGCAGAAGATATCCTTAATTGGAACGATGCTGGATTTAATAATTTCAAGAAAATTCTTGATAGACAACAAGTGGTTAAACAAGCCTCTATTCCTACTGTTGGTTTGTTAGATTCTGGTTCAATTATTCTACCAACAACGCACACTACTGAAAAACAGATTATCAATGGTGGAGATCTTAAATCAGTATTTGATAATTACTTTGAACAAGCAGATCGCCAAAAGGGCGTGAAGTTCTAATTTGTATCAAAAGATTGGGCGGGATTTAGTTTTTCGCCCATCTCCACACTTATAAACTTTATAGAGGTATTTATGTCTAAAAATGATATTGCTGTACTTATGAATGGTATTATGAAAGATCCTTCATATCAACAGATCTTTGCTAAACCAACTCCTCAGTTTAATAAAACTGCCGCTAAAAAAACTGACAAAGAATGTGATAAGAAAGATCTTAAATGTAAAGATAAGAAAGATCTTAAATGTAAAAAAGATCTTAAAGATGAAAAAATAAAGAAAGAAAAGAAAAAAGCTATGTCTCAATATGAGATTTGCGTTCGTGGATTGGCTAATATTTCAGCTGCTTTAGATAATGCTGGATTTGAAAAAGCTTCTACTTTTGCTTTATTATCTCTTGATTCATTAGTATCGTCAGCTAGTGAAGATAATAATGATTGTGCCACTAGATTTACTATTGGAAAATCTCCATCTGATAATAGTCAAGCTTCTGATAAACCATCTAAGAATAAAAAATCTAAAAAAGATGAAGAAGATGAAAAAGATGAAGATGAAGATGAAGAAGATAAAGAAGATAAAAAAGATGAAGATGAAGATGAAGATGAAGATGAAGATGAAAGTGATAAAGATGATTGTAAAGAAGAAGATTTTTTAAATGATGACGATGAAGAAGAAGAAGAAGAAGAAGAAGAAGAAGAAGAAGAATATTCTGAAATACAAGATAAACCTGAATTAGCACTATTACTTCAAAATATAAAACATCCAGAAATACAAGATGAAAAATTCCTTCATCCTGAAATACAAGATATAGAACTAACTCATCCTGAAATACAAGATGAAGAGTTTACCCATCCTGAAATACAAGATAAGTTTAAAAAAGAAGATCCTCTTTCAGATGAAGTTATTGAAGATCTATTAGAAAGAATTGAATCTAGTAATATTGAATCTGATGAAAATTACGAAGATGATGATGATGATTGTGCTATTTGTAATAAACCTTCTTGTGAATCAGGAGAAGAATGTTTAGGAGATCCTACCCCAGAAAAATCAGCTTCAAAAAAGACATCTTCATTGCTAAAATTAGCAAAAGAACTTGAGGCTTCAAATGATTTTTTTCTCTTAAAGGCAGGTGGTAAAAAAGACCCAAAAGCAAAAGTCCGAAATAAGCCAGCTGCCATCTTTGGAGACAAACATCCAAAGGTAAAAGATGATAAAGATCATTTTCCTATCGATACAATCGGCAGAGCTAGAAATGCTCTAGCTAGAGCTAATCAATTCACATCAGCTCCTTCATGGTGGAGTGGTTCTTTATCAGAATTAAAAAATGCTGTTGTAAGAGCTGTTCATGGTAAGTATCCAAGTATTGAAATTTCTAAAAAATCTAAAGATTAAAACTTGCCAAATAAAACCTCTGGAGCCAGATGAAAAAAATAGCACAAAATATTGAACAAAATATGGAATTTCTATTAAATGGAGATGTTAAAAAATCTATTAATAAAGAATATGCCATATTACATTTAGTTAAAGCTAAAAATCTATTAGAAAACGCAGGCTTACTATCACAATCATCTATGATTAATGTTATTATTAAAAGAGCAGAAAAAATTGATGATTGTGATATAGAGGTTTTTGCTTCTCCATTAGATATGGTTGAAAGTGAAAATAAAGAAAAAATAAAGTTAAAATTTAAAGAGGTAGATTAATGATATTTAAACAAGCCTCATGTGAAGATGAACTTTTTGAATCTATGCAAATAGTTCAAAATCAAGCTGTAATAAAAGAAGATAATAGTCAAAATATTTTAATAATGCAAGCTATAAAAGAGTTAAATTTAGCAGCTCAATCTTTTGAAAAAATTGGAAGTGTACAACGCGCTAAAGAAACAACTGCAATAATAATGTCTGTAACTGAAAATAAACTAAGAAAAACTGCTTCTGTTAAAAATGAATTTTTTGAATTTTTAGGAATAAAATATTCTGGTGTTAATGAATTAGGTGAAGAAGAATTAGGCAAACCTGGTGAAGAAGAATTATTATTAGAAGATCCTACATATGAAAAAAATTTACAATCAATAGAACTTAATGAAGAAGAATTACAAAAATACAAACCAGGTAAACCTAAAGTAATATCAGATCCAAATAAAGTATTACAAGAAATATTTCAAGGCACTCCAAATAAAAAAAAGATACAAAAAAGAAAAAAATCAAAACCAGAATCCAAGCAGACATATATAAATCCAAGAACTAATATACAAGATTGGGCTAAAACATATTCTGCATTGCGTATGATCTTAAAAAATGATAATATTGTTAAAGTATTACAAGAAGGTCGACGTACAAAATCTATATCCCCACAAGAATATATTACTAAAGGAAAACAAAGAGTTAATGAACTAATGAATGCAAAAGGATTTGTTGGTCCATATGATATTGATAGTATAACAAGTAAAACGTGGGAACAAGTTATTAAAGAATCTATGCCAGAAATTAATCTTGGCAAAAACCAATAATTGTTTAGGAGAATAAAAAAATGTTAACAAGAAAACAAATAGCACAACAAGCAGCTAAAATTGCAGCGATTTCTGCTTATAATTCAATTATGAATGCTAAGATTAAAAAAACTGCAAACAAAGGTAATGTTAAAAAGATTAGTATTAAAGAAATTGCAGAAATTGCATCTAATGCAGCTTTTCAAGGTGTCATTAAAAGCGCTCAACAAATGATGAAACCAGAATTAGATTGGCAAGCTTTACAACTTGATGTTGGTAAGAGTATGGCTATACAACAATTATATAATATGTTTATGGCTAGTAACGGTATTCTAACTATAGAAAAAGCAAAATTTGATGCTTTGAAACCAAATATTGAGGCAACACTAAAAAACATTGTTGCTAAATATATAAGAGATCCAAAAACACATGATCCTGAAAGAGTAATTAGAGCATTAAATAATCTTTTATTTAGTAAAATACAAATTAATGCTGGACCAGGTAAAGTAGAAACATACACCGCACAGGTTCCTACTGTGTAAATAAAAATTTGAATTTTCTTAAATTAAAATTGAAAAGCCTCGGAAAATTTTCCGAGGCTTTGCTATATATACATATAAATGTATAATTTTGTTGTAAAAGGTAATTATGGTATTAAAATTAGTACAGGTAGGTAATGCTCTTCCAGTTTCATATCCGGTTGATCCAACTGCAGAGTTTGAACCAGGTATGCTTGCTCAATTATATTTACGTGGTAATCAAATTGTTTGTGGAGTTTCAGATGGAAGATCTCCAATAGGTATTATTGATGATTTCAAAACAAGCGCTTTTACAGCCCCTTCTATTGATGAAGAAGTAATTGCAGCAGCTCCAGGTGAACAATATCAAGGCAGATGGGTTACACCAATTGATATTAGGCAAGAACTTAGAAATCCAAATATCATTCCTTCTAGTTTTATTACATCTCCTGTTGATGTAGCTTTAATACCTAGAAATGGTGTTATTGTATTTCCAGTAGGTACTACATTAAATTTTGATGCAGATGGTGATGGTATACCAGATTCTATTAGAACTGTTGTTAGTTATACTTATCAAATTCCTAACGTCTCTGGTGATGATTCCACTGCTGGAAGTGGCAAGGTTACAGTATGGTTTCAAAGAGGAATTTATCAAACTGATATGTATGAGACAAATCAAAGGTATCCAATAAATCAAATTCTATTTTCTTCAGAAAATGGGAAATTTACAAGTTCACAACCATCAGATGATTATCCTGGAATTGCAATAGTAACAGGTCCACCAAGTGCAGCTTATAGTACACTTGAGCTTATGTTATTATAAATGTTATGAAAAAATGCAGTTGTTGTAAAATTGAAAAATCAATAATAGAATTTTATAAAAACAAATCTCTTAAAGATGGATTATCTTCACAATGTAAAATTTGTTATAAACAATATCATGAAGAAAAAAAAGATATCATACTTAAAAAACAAAAAATATATTATGATAAATTAAAAGAAAAAGAAAAACCACAATTAAAAGGTAAAATTTGTAGTAAATGTAAAGAATATAAAGCTATTGATAATTATTGGATTAGTAATAATTCAGTTGATGGTGTATATAGTTCCTGTAAAAAATGTCAAACTAAAACAAATAATGATAGTATTAACAGAACAAGAATTAAAAGAAGAAAATATCAACGTACATATTATAAAAACAGAATATCTAAAGATCCTGTATATAGACTTAAATTAGTTGTACATCATAACATATTATGTTTTATTCGTAAAAATAAAAGAAACTTTATAAATAATAAAATAGAGCGTTTAAGATTTAATATATTCGCTCATTTAGAATATACCATTAATGAACTTAAACAATATATTGAATCTTTATGGGAATCATGGATGAGTTGGGAAAACTATGGTTTGTATAATAAAGATAAAAAAACATGGCAGATTGATCATATAATACCACAAAGTAAATTACCATTTACATCATTGAAAGATGAGAACTTTAAAAAATGTTGGAATTTGAAAAATCTACAACCATTGGAAACTATAGCAAATATAAAAAAAGGAAATTATGTTTCAGATTAGTTCCTTGTCAAATTATACATTTACCAATAAAACCTGAGATAAAGTTATCTCCTAGACATATAGTGAAAATTATAGAATATAATAATAATTTAGTTGTTGATATTTGTAATGGATATAATATATTTGGTTTAAGTGAACTACTCTCACCTAAAGTTAAGGGCTTATTGTTGAAAAAGGTTAAAATTTTATGGTTTTGAAGTATTACGCATATGGTAGTATTATTATAGGTTTTTAGCTAAATCCACAAGATAAGGGTGTTACTCATGATAGATGAGATTTATAATGAATTTTTTGCTGATAATCAGACTGAGCGTGCTTTAGATAATTCTGAAGTTTGGAAGAGTTATTTTAATAATGAACTCAGAAGAGATGAAATACGTAAAAGAGCTTCTTTAGAATATAAAATTGATGAAGAAAATAAAATCATGAATGAAATTAATGATTTTCGTCAACGTATTGAAGTGAATCCAAAATTAAAACAAATGTTTAAAAATGCAGCTGCAATATTAGAACAATATCCCGAACTAAAAGAAAAAGTAGATGCAAACTTTTTGAATGGTCTAGCTATGCTTGACCTTAAGGATTAAGATATGACTATTTCAAAATATTCTAAAAATCTATATTCATCTGAAGTTTATCGTGAACTTGAACGTCAAGCTGTTCGTAATGGATTTTTCAATCCTAGCGAAGAAGATATAGTAAAAAATGCTTCTAAGATTATGATAAAAACTGCTAGTGATAATAGTGAAATTTTTCAATCTGAAGATCTTATTCAAGATATTGTTTTATTGACTACATCATTACGTCGTAAAGGATTAGATAAATATGCAGATAATATTGAAGATAAACTTTTAATATACAAACAAGCTGAATCTTTATATAATCTTGAACTTGATAGTAATAAAGATATAGAAGAATTTGCACATAGAGATGGAGATGTTCAAATAGTAGATGGTGGAGAATTAGGATTAGTAGAAACTACACAAAGTATAGCTGAAAAGATTTTAGCTGTTGTGCATAAAGAACCAACAGGGAAACTCCCAAAAGGAGCTAGTGTAAGTGATATAGCCAAACTAATAAAAAAAGCGCAAAATCCATTTCAATTAACTAATAATTTCAAAGATGAAACAGAATTAAAAACAGATACAATAAATCAAGATATTAAAACATCTACAGAACAAATTAAGAATGGATTAAATGTTATTTCTAATGAATTAATGAAAATACAAAGTATTAATTTTAATGGTTTAATTGATCCTTCAACTAAAAAATCATCTATGAATTATCTTATTGGTAATGGTTTATTAATAGAATTATTTACTAGATTAGGCGGAAACTATGAACCAGTATTTAAATTTGGTAATATGTTTAATAACGCTTATCGTGGACAAAAAGAAAGCATTGAAACAATATATAATTTTTTAATTTCAAATATTCCAAATGCTAATAAATATTTAGCTAGAATTGACCCTGGATATGTTGTTAGTATTCCTAAAGGCGCTTTATTTAATAATAAACAATTTACCAAAAAAGGTCAAATGTATGGAACGCCAGGTACTGGTGATATAGGTATTAATAAACAAATACAACAACAGAAAGAAGAATCTCAAAAGAAAGCATTTGATCCAATAGCAAGAGAAAAATCTAGTCAAATTTTTCAAGAAATAAGCAATATATATCAAACAGCGCAACGAGAAGTTAATAAAGTAACTGCTAAATTAGAAGAATATAAAAGAGAAACTGTTAATTTATCAGAATATATAAAACAATTTGCTGATACAAAATTAAATACTTTACAAGATTATAATTTATTTTTATTAAATCTTGAAAGAGCTTTTCCAAATATTATCAAATTGCTTGGAAGTCCAAAACTTATATTTAAACAATTTCAAAAGAATGATTCTATAACAAAAATAGATGAAGAAGTTGCAAATATAAATAACAATATTAAAATTGTAATAGATCAAGTATCACAGTCTATTAAAGATAAAATACCAACAGAAATTTTAGATTCTACTATGGCAATATTAGGAGAATTACAAAATCAATTAACAAAAGATTTATCTAATTATCCTGAATATATGAAAGCTCAAAAAGATACATTAGCAACTATTAAAAATATGCGCAATATAATTTATAAGAATTCACCAGCTGGTGAAGCTCAAGTATTAAAAGCTTTAATTGGTGTGGATAAATATAAAAATTTTGAAGCTGTACAAAAAGATGTTGAAAATTTAAAAGAGTTCTTAAATAAATTAAGAGAAAAAGCAAGTGTAAATAAAGAAGTTAATAGAAGGGGTGCATAATGGGCATAGCAGAACAAGCTCAACAAAGACAAGGTATATTATCTACAACTCCTACCGCTAGTAAAGGTGGTGAAACTAATACACCCAAATCAACAAATATAGAAATTCATAAAAATGCTAATGAAATGGTTCGCGTCATGCAAGATATGATGAACGACCTTAAAAACCAATTAGCACTTCCAGAAAACAGATTAAAAGTATGGGAACTTATACAAAGAAAATTACCTCAAGGCAAACAAATATCTGGAATATCTAGTGAACGAGATTTATTTACAAAAATTAAAGAAATATCAGATACTGGTATAGGTTCTTCTGGTGAAAGAGGTGATGGTATATGGGGTAGAAAAACACAAGCTGCTATAAAAAAATTAAATGAATTTATTTCTAATCTTACATTCCCAACACAAAATGTTCAATTAGGAACTGGAGAAAGCCCTTACCAAACAATGGAATCGAAAACTCTTGAAAAAATAGCTGAACATAATGTAAATGCTATTAATAGTTTATTTGAAGATTTAGAATTAAGAACTAGGATTAACATTTCTGCTATAACTACAAAAGGTATAGTTTTATTAGATATGGTAACAAAAGATTTAACTAAAGAAGGATCTCATTATGGAACACAAGAATCTATTGGTAGTGAAAAAGTTACAGTTGGTAATTTAAGTAGTGTTATAGATTTTTTTCATTTTATAAGTACTTTAACACTTTCATATTCTCAATGTAAACCGCTTTCTGAACAAGGTGAAGAAGAAATACAAGAATATTCTTTTGATAAAAATAGTTCTAAAACACAAAATAAAATTAAAAAACTTGCTCAAGAAATTCTTATAAATTCTTTATTTAAAATTGATAATATAAAAACTGCTCAAACAGAAAATGATATAGAAAGATTTAATGTAAAACCAACAGCATGGCAAACTGCAAAAGGTATTGGATCTTTAACAGATCCTTATAATGAACCTTTTAATATGGCTAGAGAAAATACACAAGCTGGAGAAGCTGCAAAATCTTCAAATGAAGCAACTGAAAGTCTTAAAGGAGATAATGAAGGTATTGGACAATCTAGAATGCAAGAATGGTTAAAACAACATCCTGATACTACAAAAATAACCACACCTGTTACAGTTAATAATGATACAAATTTACAGGGTATTTGTCTTAATGTTATTGATGATTTTATAATATGGTTTGATTATAGAGCTTGGAGTATGCAAGATTGGTTATATAAAAATACACAAAGTAAAAACCCACTTACCAATCAACCTGTTACAAAAAAAGATATTGATAATGCAAATCAATATAGACAATTAATACAAGCCATACGTCAACAATGGATGTCTATTCGTGAATTGTTAGAAAATCATTTAAGTAGCAAACAAAAAACTAGAAGACAACCTATTGTCACTATTAATATGCTTACAGCAGCTATTAATCATGCTGGTGGATTGGGTGGTATTAAAAGTGGTAGGGGTAATAATGATGAAACTGGAATGCGTGTAAGACCTGGAATTTCAGGATCTGATACTGAAGTCTTATCTGGTCGTGGAAAATCTCTAAAAGGACCTATTCAAACAGGAATGATTTTAGAAAATACATATAGGGATTATCGTTTAGATTCTGAAGGTAGATCCGCATTAAATGTATTAAAGAATATGACTAGAGGAAATTATTTACCTTCTATAGATTTAGTACAATGGAGATCTGGTGATTGGAAAACTCTTGCTATTAGAAATTTAAGAGGAGAATCTAAATCAGAAAAATATCAATTATTTATACCATTTGCTAGAAATTTACAAACACTTCTTGATGGTTTTTTTGCACAATGGAGAGATCAATATGCTAACCGTGGAATGGTTACAGAAGAAGATGTAAGAGTTCAAGAAGACACTCTAGATGATTGGGATAATGCTATCATGCACCAAATAGAAATGTGTAAATATGAAAGAGCAAATGCTATGAAAGCAGCAAGAGATGAGGGAGAAGAACCTTATATAAGACCTGGAAGTAGATATACTGGACAAGAACCAAGAAGGTAATTAATGGATGGAGACTTTCAATATATTTCTGATACATTTCTTTTGGAAAGAATTTTTAATATCTTAGCAAAAGAAGATTATAATAACGAATATGGATTTGTTAAACAAGCTGACATTTCTAGTTTCTTAGAAAGTATAAAAGGTACTATCAGTAATTTTGTTAGTTCTTTAACATATGGTAAAGATGAAGGTGGTATAGGTAGAACTATAACTAATCTATTAGTTCCTGCTACTTTCTTTGCAATACATCCAGTATTAGGTTGGATAGTAGCTATAGCTCAACAAGGTTTTGGATTTGATTTATATACTATCTATAATAAAATAATAGATAATATTAAACCATCTATAGAACAAGGAAAACCTGTTACTGGAGATGTAATTAATAATGCTGCAAAATCTGCGTTACCTTCAGTTTCTGATGATGAGAGTATAATTTCTTCAGAAGCTTCTTTATATCCTTTAAAAGAATTAGAAGATATTGGATATTTTAATAAACAAGCACAATTTGGATTGAAAAGTGTAACAACTTCTGTTCCTTTTATTACAGAAAATAAAAATCCATTTATTAGAATGTTTGGGTTTCTTACCAGAAGAAAAGGAACATCTTTATTGGTTGGTATACTTGTTTGGTTTATTAAAAGAATTTTATTATCAGCTGGTCTTTTAGCAATTGCTGGAGCAGCTACTGGAATTCTTGGAATGCTTCCTTCTTTAAAACCTAGTGAAAATTCTTCAAAACCTAGTGAAAATTCTTCAAAAAGTTTACAAAAAATTACCACTGTACCAACAATTACAACAGTATCAAAACCAAGTTCAACTAATTCTGGTTCGCAAACAATTAGAATAAATACTGGAGATATTTGGATTGAAAATATTGGTAATAGACAACCACATGAATTGGTTATGAGATGGGCTATTGATTCATATCCTGAACTCAATCAATATCAAAGCATAATCTTAAGCACACCTTCTTTTTGGAATACGATTAAAACAATTTCTCAAAAATGGCACCCTGGCCAAATGAGATTAACAATTCCTGAACAATTCAAAAAGAAAGATGATGTTATAAATACTTTTATCGATGATGTGTATAAGGCAATAAATACAAATAGAGGCATATAATGAGTGATATTTGGGATGAATTTGAAAAAACAGCACTGGCACAAGGCTTAATAAGTGTTGCCGATGACGATGAAGAAAATAATAAAACTACAACTCGTCGTAATTATGAATCATTATCAGATGATGCTATACGTCTTCTATATGGAATAGAACCAGAAAATATCTATAAAACACAAGATATGATCGATGCCGCTCATCCAGATACAGCAGTGATTTGTCCAGCTTATGATGCTATGAATAGTGTAGTAGAAAATTTACATCAACGTCAAGATGTTATGACTTATATAGCATTAAAAACTCCCAATGGACAATTAATTCAACGAAGATATGTAGCTGCTAAAAAAGATTTAGTTAACTCTTTAGTAAGCGCTGCATTCGTTTTAGATAATAATAATGACAAACAATTAATGTCTTTTGCAGATAGCTGTGCAGTAAGAGTAGATCAAAGATGTGAAAAAATTGTTAAAGAAGCTGTATGGGGATTAGCTGCAGGTATTGCCGCTGGGGCTGCTTTATTAGGAGCTGCTTATTATACTATGTTCGGAGCAACCGATGCTCAAGATGTCTATAATAATGCTTATCAAGTGCTTGAAGCATTAGAACCACTTTCCGAACAACCATATGCAGATGCTATTAGAAAAGATGTTACTGATTTAATGAACTCATCATCTCAAATGAAAGTTCTAAATAATAAATTAAGTAGTATTAAATCAATAAAAGATGCTGTAACAGTTGCTCAGAAATCAACAAATATATCTCAAATAGATTTTGTTAATTCTAAAAGAAAAGAATATATAGATCATTTAAAGAAAATTTACTTAGCAATTCCTAGATGGGTTGCTGCTATAAAAAATACAGATCTTACATCTACTGATAATACTAGTGATTGGGCTTATAAAGCAAAATCAATAACAGAAAAATTTTATTGGAAAGATTCTGAAACTTTAATAGATAAATTATATGGATATTCTAAAGTTGCAGGCATTGAAACATTACAAAGTCTATTTGGTAAAAATTCAATTACCAAAGAAGGTGATGGAGGCCTTAGAAAAGCAATTTTAAATGATGTAACAAATTTAAAGAAAGCAATAGAAAACGCTAATAATGAAGCTAAAAATTATGCAATGGAACAACAAAGAATAGAACAACAAAAACTATTTGAAATTCCCGAAATAAATGAACAAATACCTACAGAATCACCAAATCAAAAACCTCAATTGGCTACAGATTCAGATGTCAAAGTTGAAGAATTTGAACCCACTGAAAAAAAAGCTTCATTAAATCTTGATCTGTTATTATTAAATGGCCTCTTTAATTAATATCGGATCAATAATGATTACCAATTGGAAGAAATATCTTAAATCTAAAAATCTATATTCTGGTGATGTTGAATCTCCAAAAATGGACCTGCAATTTAAAATCGCTATGATCTCATTAGAAAAAAGTATAAGCGATAAGGTTAGTTCAGTTAAAGGTATGATTTGGTATAATAATACCATTAATTCTAATGCATCTATTAATGATGTGGAAAATGCTAGACAACTATTATCATTAAGCATGGCCTCTTTTGATGCTGCTGATGTCCCTACACCATCTTTAAATGATCTACCACCAACTGTCCCTTTCATATCTCAAGATGCTGCCAATCAAGATGAATGGAATCCAAAAACTAATCAGAATAGTGGAACTTGGCAAAATTCAATACCAAAAAATAAAAATTTTTCTGGTAAAAAACAATTGCCTAAATTAAAACTTGTAAATAAATATAATGAAAAACCTACCAATTTGCAACTTGAATTAGATAATTTAGCAAATTTGATAGAACTTCAAAAATAATAATATTTTTCTACTACTAAGAACATATCTTAATATAAGTAAGACCCAAGATGAAAGACTTTTTTGGAGCACTAAATATATGGTGCAAAAGGATATAAAATATGGCTTTAGAACTTGTACAGCCTGGCATTCAACCGCTAGGTCAATTTGATGGTAAAGATGATATTTATCTCACTGTAAAAGGTGGAGAAGTTGCAACAATTATCGCAACCCCTATCACTCCTGCTGTGGATAAAGGCGCTGCTGATGCTGATGACGGTTATGTAATGAATACCCGCCCCGTTGTAACAACTGTTTTAGCTCAAGGATCACGTCCACTATTCCTAGTTGACGATGGTATCTATGGCTATGGAACTATGTTCGGTTCTGTAATCGGTGGTATCGCTGGTCAAATTGCTTATGGACTAGGTCAACCAGCTGGTACTCAATTAGGCCCGCATACTGCTGCTGGCTCCGGTAAACTTACCCTTTGGGATAAACCCGGAACTTATGCCGTAACTCTAGATGCCGTTGATACAACTGCTTCTACTGGCCTACTTCCCACTAACCCAACCCTTACAATCGGTGATGCCCTATATGCAACAGCTGTCGGTCTATTAACTCCTAATGATGGAGTTGCTTTCGAAGCTGCTCAGGTTGGTTATTTCCTTAATTTCGAACCTTGGAAGGGCGGAAGTTTAGTTACAACTCCTGTAACTTTAGTTGGCGGAACTCCTAGTAATAGTTTCTATCGTGCACTATTCCACTTCAGTCCACCATCACAAATGTTGACTTAATATAATTTGAGGAGATGGGTGCTTTCGCGCCCATCCCTTCGCTACGGCTGTTGTTTTATATCAGCAGCCTATGTAACCAAAAACACAGGAGTTAATTTATGTCATTTTTCAGTGGTAAAGGCGAAATGAATGCCGGGTCCGTTAAAGACGCACTTAATACTTTAGTTAAATATGCTGCTATTCTAGAAGAAAATCAGCCCTCAAACTCAGCTTTGGCTGGTCAACCTTCTCTTAATGATGAAAAACGTGATGAACTTATTTCACGTGCCATCATGACTCAAGAAGGTAAACTAGCGTTAGCCCAAGCTATGGCTAACCCCATCCGTAGAAACCTTGATTACCAAGGAATTGCCCGTCGTCTTCTTGTTATCGACCCGCTTGCTCAGGGCGTCGATGCGAAATATGAACGCGATATCGATGTGGCCGCAACCGTCATTTCCAGTAATGGTAGTGGTGGTGAAAGCCGCGTGTTCGGTGATAGAGTCGTAGTTCCTACGTGGGAGCTCTATTCTAACCCCACCGTTCGTATCTCAGAAGTTCGTCGTCGTCGTTTCAATATTATTGACCGCGCCGTCCAAAAGGCCCGTCAAGAAATTATGGCCCAAGAAGATGCCAACGTCTTCGCTGCTGTTGATGCCGCGGCTACCGTAGAAAATACCCTCCAGGACATTACTGATGGTGGCTTACTACGTAGAGACCTCGTCGAAATCAAAGCTCAGATCGATCGCTGGGACCTAGTTACGACCAAGTTCTTCCTAAACATCAATGAATTCACGGATATCCTAAATTGGGCTTCCGCTGGCGGAGCTGCTGGTAATAATGATATCGACCCCGTAACTCATAGAGAAATCCTTCAAACGGGTCTTTATGCTCACATCTGGGGCGCTGACATCATGGTCTCTAAGATCGTTCCCCCGGGTACCGTCTATGGTGCTGCTGACCCAGAGTTCGTTGGTGTAATGCCTATTAAAGCCGACATAGAGGTAATACCCGCAGACGAGCCAAAACAGTTAAAACTAGGTTGGGTCGTCTCTGAAGAAATTGGAATTGGTATTGTCAACCCACGTGGCGTTGCCTGTGGTCGTAAGAGTACCGTAATTGGCGCATAATTATTAATATAATTAATAGCTAGATAGTTGATAATGGGCAGATGATTTTTATCTGCCCATTTTTTTTATTTAATTTATTCAAAATACTTTGCATTATTTAGATTCAATGCTATATTGATTTTATATAATGAAAAAAATAAATATATCAAAAGAAGATCTGATTAAATTATATTGTGAAAATCAATATACTACTGAAACAATTGCTCAAATATATAAAGTTAATAGAACAACTATATCAAATAGATTAAAAGAATACAGTATATTAGTGAATACTAATCAAAGGAAATTCCAGTCGAGAAAAAATATTTCACTATCAGAAAAACAAATTAGTTTAATTATCGGCTCATCATTAGGTGACGCATCGATAATTCTATCTGGAAGAAGGATAAATGCATATTTCAAAGTTTCTCATTGTGAAAAGCAATTAGAATATGTAGAATGGAAAAAGGAAATACTTGGTACTTTATCAAGTGAGATATCTAAATATATTGATAAACGTGGAAATTCTATTATGTATAATTTGTATACATTATCACATCCAAAATTAAATATATTTAGAGAATTATTTTACAATGACCATATTAAAATAATAAAACTAGAATTAGAAAACTATTTAACTCCATTAAGTTTAGCAATTTGGTTTATGGATGATGGTAATAAAAATAGAATATCAACTGATGGTTTTAGTAAAGATGATAATTATTTATTACAGAATATAATTAAAAACAAATTTGAATTGGAAGTTAATGTATTAAAATATAATAGAAATAATAAAGATTATTATTATTTATCTTTTGATAAAAACAATATTAAAAAGTTAAATAATATAATAGAACCTTTTATGATTAAAAGTATGAAATATAAATTAAATAATTAAAATAAAGATATATAAATAATAATTGAATTATATAAAAATAGATCATTTTGAATGGTAAATATGAAAAAAATCTTAAACTAAATATGTTAATTAATTTTTAACAAAAGGAATATAATCATGATAGATATTAACTTAGAACCAGAGATAATTAACCTATACAAAGAAGGTTTATCTGGTAAGAAAATACAAGATCAGACTGGTGTTTCAGCGACTCAAGTTAGGCGCATTCTTAAAAAGAATAATATTCAAGCTAGAAGTAATAAAACAGAAGATACTATAGAAAAAGATATTATTGAAAAATACAATCAAGGTTTGAGTTCTGAAAAGATTGCCAAAGAATTAGATTTAAATCCTTCAACAGTATGCCGTATACTTAAACGTAATAGTATTGATATTAAAGGAGCTTCACATTTCAATTCTAAATATACTATTAATGAAGATTTTCTAGATAATATTAACACTGAAGAAAAAGCATATTTCCTTGGTTTTATGTTTGCTGATGGAGCTGTGCATAAAAGTGAAAATAGTTTCAAATTGGAAGTTCACGAACAAGATCAAGATATTCTAATTAAATTTCAAAATTTATTATTTGTAGGTGAAAATTCAAAAATAGGAACGGATCGTGAAATATATAAATATTTTTCTATTAACAGTAATAATTTAGTTGAAAAATTAATAGAAAATGGTTGTGGTCCTAAAAAAACATTTAATATTACATTTCCAAATTTACCAGAAAATTTAATACCACATTTTCTACGTGGATTGTTTGATGGAGATGGTTGTATTTATTTCCCATATGATTCTAATAGAGTTATAATACAATTAACTGGATATTTGCCATTCATGCATGAGGTAAGGGAATATATACAAAAACACAATATTAATGGATATTCTCATAATGTTAAACATAAAGAATTAGTTGGAGAATTCATAATCACAAAACAACAAGAAGTTCATAAAATGTTAGATTACTTATACAAAGATGCCACTATTTATTTAGATAGAAAATATAAAAAATACCTTAGGGCTAAGGAAAATTTTAGTGCGAAAGTTTAATATTCCAAAAGATCGATTAATATAACCATATTGTAAAATTTTTAAGAAATGAAGAAAATTCTTGGATATTTGTGCAAAGATGCTATAGTATGTTTACATAAAAAGTATTTGACAATAAACATATAGGATTTTGAATTATGTTTAACAAGATAAAACAATTAACTGAAGATGGAATGAGTCAAGCTAAGATTGCAGACTTATTCAAAATTGAAAAAAATGAAGTAAAAGAACTAATAAAAGCAAATGAATGGATCTTGTTAAAAGAAGATTTTTCTTTAGACAAAATTGATCATATTTGTGAATTATATAAAAGTGGAATATCTGCAAAAGCTTTGGGTAATAAATATTCAATAGATAAGAGAAGAGTGCAAAAATGGGTTAAGGAAAATGGTGATTTAAGAAGCAGAGATGAAAGTCATAGGATAACTTATTTCAATGAACATTTAATGGATAATATAAATACTCCAGCAAAAGCTTATTGGCTAGGATTTTTCTATGCAGATGCATATAATTGTGATATCACTAACACTTTCAATTTAGCATTAAAAGGTAGTGATGAAGATCATTTGTATAAATTAGTGGATTTATTTGAACTAGATAGAAGTAAAGTTTATAGAGAAATAAATGATTCTGGATATGATGTAGTTAATATAAAATTTTATAGCAAGCATCTTTGTACAAAACTAACAGAATTAGGATGTCCAAGAGCAAAAAGTTTTATAATTAAATATCCTGAATGGTTAGATAAAACATTAGATGTTCATTTTATTAGAGGAATTTTTGATGGAGATGGATGTCTAACTTATAGAGAAAAACAAAAAGAATGGAAATGGTCTATAACAAGTACGCAAGAATTATGCCAATCAATAGCTAATATATTAAAGGAAAAATTAGAAATACATACTTCATTTTCTTGTATCTCAAAAACCTGCAATAATACTTACAATATAGATGTAGCTGGAAACGAGCAAATAAAAAGATTATTAGATTGGTTATACAAAGATTCTACGAAAGATATTAGATTAGATCGAAAATTTGAAAGATATCAAAAATTATGTGAGCAACAAATGAATAGAGCTCATTGGAGAAATCCTGATAGAATAATTGAGTTAGATATTAGTACAGTAGTAAATACAAAAAGAGGAAATGTATTTACTGATAGGTATACTGCTAAATGTTTATTAGGTTCAATGTCAAAAGATATTGAGAATCATAATGGTATTTTAAGATGGAGAGTAAATAAAACCAATCATTTTGTTTTGGTAAATGATTATTCTTTTACCAGAGAAGATTTAGATTATTTATCTTTTTTTGAAACTTTGAATTTTCATTATCTTAGCAAAGGAAATTTAGATTTTCTGGTAAAAAACTCTACAAAGATTGAAAAAACTAAGTATAATTCTTATATAATAGATATTAAAGAAATTGATTATTCTGGTAATAAAAATAAGACAATTAGAAATTATATGAATAGATATGAAAATCTTTTAGTTAAAGATTCATATAATAATTCAGATGAGATAATTTCTTTGTTAAGAAGATGGTCACAAACATTAGGTGATAAATACTTTCGTAACAATTCTGGAAAAAATAAATTCTTCTTTATGAATAATTTTCATAAAGAATGTGAGTGTGTGTTTGTTTATGATAAAGAAAGATTAGTTTCTTTTGGGGTTGCATCTCCAGTAGAAGAAGGATATTGTTCGTATACTATGGGTAAAGCATTAGCGAAAGATTATCCAGGTTTGTCTGAGTTTACAGACATGATGTTATATGAAAAGATATTTGATAAATACGGTCCATTTAAGATTAATATGGGCCAAGGTACTGGAGGATTGATCTTTTATAAGAAAAAATTTCCAGGAGCTACTGAAGTGGAGCATTATAATGGAAAAATTAAGTTTTGATAATATTGTAAAAATTGGTAATAAAGCTTTTACCAAAAAAAATATTGAGTTATTAACGTATGAAGAACGTGAAGAATGTATAGAACCATTATTTAATTTATTTAGATTGAATGGAATTGTTTATCCAGACAACTCTTCTAAGTTAAAGAAGTCGTACAAATCATTATGTGAGTATTCTCCCGATTTAAATGTTGATGAAGTATTTAATAATTCATCACTTGGCACAGATATTTGCAAATATTTTTGCAGATCATTTTATAATTCCAAAAGTCCTGGTGGGATGACAATGGAAGATGTTTTTAATGATGATAAATTATTAAAAAAATTAATTAAAAATAGATTAGGAATGGATTGGTTAAAGGATGATTCTAAGGGGGTTGGTGTTAATGAAGCCTTTAATTTAAGCCCTAAGATGCTTCTACAAGGCATGAGGAGCATGATGCTTGTATCGCAAATATCTATGTTTAAGCCATCGATTGCTAAATATATATGTTTAAAATATTCCAATCCAGGAGATCTTGTATTAGATTACTCTGTAGGTTTTGGTGGTAGAATGTTAGGAGCTGTTTCATGTAATAGGAGATATATTGGAACGGATCCGTTAACTACTCCTGAAGTAACGGAGATGGTAAATTATTTTGGATTTGAAGGAGTTAAATTAATTAATTCTGGATCTGAAAATTATTGTGGTGATTCAGAGTGTGTGGATTTGTGCTACAGTTCACCACCATATTATAACCAAGAATATTATTCTGATGATAAGAATCAAGCATATAATAATGGAAAGGAATATTTTTATAATGTATATTGGGAAAAGACTTTACAGAATGCCAAACGTATGTTAAAGACTGGAAAGGTATTTGGATTAAACGTAAAGAATTATCCTAAGATGGTTGACATGGCACGTGAAGAATTTGGGGCAGAAGTAGAGAGCATTGCATTAAGAACAGTAAGAAGTCATTTAGCTCACAAAGAAAAGAATGGTAATGAGAAAAGTGAATATATTTATATTTTTAGAAAAGATTAAATATAATGAAAGCATGTTCTAAATGTAAAATAGAAAAAGAAAAATTTGAATTTTCCAAATGTAAATCTACCAAAGATGGATTGAATAATTGGTGTAAAAAATGTCATAAAAATTACAGTGTTGAAAATAAGGATAAAAATAAAGAATATCATAAAAATTATCGTATTAATAATAAAGTGCTTATTTCAGAAAAAAATAAAGAATACTATATTAATAATAAAGATAAAATTTTAGAATATCAAAAAGAATACCATATTAATAATGAAGATAAAATCTTAGAATATTATAAAAATTATCGTATTAATAATAAAGATAAAATCTTGGAATATCATAAAAATTATCGTATTAATAATAAAGATAAAATTTCAAAATATCATAAAAATTATTATGATGATAATAAATATAAAATCTTAAATAGAATTAAAAAGTATAAAAAGAAACGACGATTGATAGATTATTCTTTTAAGTTAAGAACTTATATTTCTAGTAACATTTGTAACGCACTTAAAAAACAAAACTCCTCAAAATTTGGTCAATCAATAATACGATATCTTCCCTATACTATTAATGAACTTAAACAACATATAGAATCAAAATTTGAATATTGGATGAATTGGGAAAACCACGGGCAAATTAGCAATAATAAAAGAACATGGCAAATAGATCATATAATTCCTCAATCTTTATTACCATATATTTCAATGGAAGAAGAAAATTTCCAAAAATGCTGGGCACTTAAAAATCTTCGTCCCATGGAAGCTTTTGCTAATATTAAAAAAGGAAATAAGATTTAATATAAATAATATAAATTTATGAAAATTTGTGTTAAATGTAAGATAGAATATAGTGAAGATTGTTTTAGGTTAAGGAAAAACAAATCTGTCAAATACTACAGGGCAAGTATGTGTATTAAATGTGAGAGATATTTGAAAAGTAGATGTGAGAATGATCGTTATTCTAATT